TGAATTCAATAACTCTGAGCGTGCAAGCATTCGCAAGAAGTACATGGCTGGCGATACGCTAGAAGCACTCGCTAAGGAGTTTCATTCGGACCCTTGCGAGATTCGTAAGGTCGTCACAGAGGGTCGCGGATGCATTAAGTGTGAGGAGCGTGAGCAGTCATACCGAGAGAATATGGTATGGGCAATGGCAGCCGCAGGCGAGTTTATCCGCACCGGACTGCCGCCTCTGACGTGCCCGAATAACACGGCGTGGTTTCTCTACACACAAGCCTGCGACGAGCCGAAAGATTTTATGGCTAAGGTGAACTCCCTTGAGGCGAAGAACGACAACGGCGACGAGGCAAAGCGTCAGCTTCAATCCAGCACGAAGAAGAGTCTCGCTGAGATCGAGGCATTTTTGGATTTCGTTGAAACAGAGGAGTTCGAGAATGGCGAAACACAAGAAGAAAAAATATGAGCCTGAATTAGTGACGACATGCGATAAGTGTCACGAGCCTCTAGGTAGGTCTTGCATGAGGACTATCAACTCTGCGATATGTGCTTCTGGCGATGGAATTAAAGTAAGGATCGAATCGGACTCAAGAGTGTTCTTCTTTTGCTGCTTGCGGTGCCGCGATAAATTTGGTGAAGAATGAAAGTCACGTCTCCATTTGCATCGCGTATTCCGACCGACATGAAAGGTAATCTTTCGTGGCGTCGTAGTGCAATGAAGAGAGTGCTAAAAGATCCAGACGCCGCCGAGTATTACCTTGAAGCCTGCCGCCGCGATCCAATCTTCTTCCTGAATGGATTCGGGTGGACATATGATCCTCGGCTGTCGAATCCGTATGTTCCGTTTATTCTGTATCCGTTTCAGCGTGACGGTGTTTTAAGTATCCTTGAAGCGATCAACAACCACGACCTTCTTATCGAGAAGTCTCGTGACATGGGTGCCTCGTGGATCTGCATAGGCTCTTGTGGATGGTGCTGGCGTTTCATGCCTGGGTTCAGCGGCCTGTTTGTCTCCCGCGTGGAAGAGTACGTTGACAAGCCCGGCAACCCGAAGGCGATGTTTTGGAAGCTTGACTGCTTGCTGGACCATATGCCATCGTGGCTTCTGCCTATCGGGTACGACGATTCGTGTCGAAGTAAGCTGCATATTCTAAATCCAGAAACTGGTGGAGTCATTGATGGTGAATCAACAACAGGTAATGTTGCACGTGGAGATAGACGGACAGTTATTCTACTCGATGAATTTGCAGCAGTCATCGACGGCCATCGCGTCCTCTCCTCAACACGCGATGCAACTAATTGTCGATTATTTAACTCAACTCCTGCGGGAACAAACACCGCATTTTTCGATATGCGTCAAACCGGAATTGCACGACTCCGGTTGCATTGGTCTTCACATCCAGTAAAGGCTCGTGGGCTATACACGACAGATCAAGATGGAAAACTAAAGATTATCAACCCCGAGGGATATCCAGATGGATATGAACCAATTCTTGATGGAAAGTTACGTTCGCCTTGGTATGACAAGGAATGTACCCGCACAGGAAGCCCTCAAGAAATTGCTCAAGAACTTGACATCGACTACCTAGGTTCTGGGTTCCAATATTTTAATCCGGCAGCCATCAATGAAATGATTAGGCAGCACTCTCGACCGCCGATGCTTATTGGTGATCTTGAGTACGACGACACTACAGGAGATCCTCTTCGATTCACGGAGTATGCTGCTGGAAGTTTGAGGTTATGGTGTCTATTGGACGGTAAAGGCCAGCCTCCTATCGAGCATAAATATTCGTCTGGTATTGATGTATCTGCCGGAACCGGTGCATCAAACTCTTGTATAGCCGGTTATGACAGAACGACAAACGCAAAGATATTTGAATATGCAAACTCTCATGTTAGGCCAGAGCAGTTTGCAAAGCAAGCAGTTGCAATAGCGAGATTTTTTGGTAACGCCTATATGGTATGGGAGTCAGGCGGTCCTGGTCGTCAATTCGGATCTAGGGTAATGGAGTTGGGTTATGGCAATATCCATTATCGATTGACGAAAGAAGGCATTTCTGGTAGAATGTCTGACATGCCTGGAATTGTAACAACGAAAGAAATTAAGTTACAAATTCTTGGAGAGTATCGTGCGGCAGTTGAGAAAGGAGAACTTATCAACTACTCGCGTGATGCGATGAACGAAACTCTCGAATACATCTTCGCTCCTGATGGGGGCATCGAGCATTCAAAATCATGTGGCAAGGTTGATCCAAGCGGAGCGAGGGCAAACCACGGCGACCGAGTTATCGCCGACGCATTGGCGTGGCATGGAATGCGGGCGATGGGTTCGAGCATCGTTAAGGAAACGAAAGAGATTCAAGTTGGTAGTCTCGCTTGGAGAAATAAGATGCGTGAAGAACAGCGTGCACACGAAGACACTAACGATGGATGGAAACCATAATTATGATAGAGAATCCCCTCACGCAGAAACAGTATGACAAGCTTATTGCTTCCGTGCAGTGGAGCGAACGCCAATTAGAGAAGCCGAAGCAATCTCGTATCGCTGCGATTCGTGAACATGCCGGTTATCACTATGCACAATACGGTTCAGTGCATCGCCAGCCGGTACCGATGATTTCTCTTGCTGTCCAGATTTACGTCAGGCTTCTTGCTGCACATTCTCCTCGTGTGCTTATTACAACTCAAAAGAAAGACTTGAAGCCACTCGCAAAAGATTTTGAGATTGCTCTAAATCTTATTCCTGATGAAATCAACCTTTCGGAGACACTTCGAAAGTTTGTGCAGGAGGCTCTGTTCTCGATGGGCGTAGTGAAGGTTGGAATAAGTAAAGTTGGATCTGCGATAGGTCACGATTACGGCGAGCCGTTCGTTGATCTAGTTACCCTCGATAATTATTTTCTCGATATGTCCGCAAAGAGTATCGACCAAATTGCATATGAGGGAAATCAATACTGGATGGACTACGAGGACTTAATGGAGTCTAAATGGCTTGATCCTGACATTAAGAAAGATCTTAAGCCGGACGAATACACGACTGTCGGCGTTGCAGGTGAGCGTCGTGCCGAGGAAATTTCCGCTGACTCTTCCGCTGACGAGTATCGTGATCGATGTTGGCTGCGTGATATTTGGCTTCCTCGTGAGCAGTTACTCTTAACTGTTGGTGCACAGACCAATAAGCTTCTTCGTGTCGTAAAATGGAAAGGCCCTATTCGCGGTCCATATATTAAACTAGGATATACCGATGTTCCCGGCAATCTTCTTCCTCTGCCTCCAGTTGCTTTATGGCGTGATCTTCACGAGCTTTCTAATAAGCTATTTAGAAAACTCGGCGACCAAGCCGACTCACAAAAGACGGTACAAGGATTCGCAGGTGGAGACGAGGAAGCTGTAGAGAACTTCAAGAAGGCGTCCGACGGTGACGGCATTCGATATACTGGTGCTACGCCAGTATCATTGAAGACTGGCGGCATCGACCAGACAACGATGGCGTTCTACATGCAATGCCGCGATCTGTTCTCGTACTACGCTGGCAACTTGGATAGCTTAGGTGGACTTGGAAACCAAGCACCAACTCTCGGTCAAGATAAACTCCTGTCCGCCGCAGCGAGTGCACAGATGCTTGATATGGCCGACAGGACAATCAAAGCGATTCAGGAGATATTTTATGCACTGGCATTTTATGAATGGCATGATCCAGTCAAACGTCGGCAACTTGAGAAGCCTGTTCCAGGATCGGATATTAAGATCCCAGTTGAATGGAATCCCGACATGCGAAAAGGGAAGTTTGACATCTTCGACTTGCGGATTGACGCCTACTCGCTTCAAGACAATTCCCCTGGGGTTCGACTTCAAAAACTTGGAATGATTATGCAGCAGTACGTTCTTCCGCTTTCTCAACAAATCAAAGAGAATGGCGGTGAGATCGACATTCCTGCAATCTTCCGGTCTGTTGCTAAGTATGCTGACTTCCCTGAACTTGAGGAGTTTGTCAGGTTCGCCGAGGTATCTCCGGAATCTCAACAGAGTGGTGGTGAATCCAGGCCAAGCGGAAACTCGGAACACACGTACACTCGAATCGGCCAACCTGGACAATCAAGAGAAGGTGCGAGTGCGAACACGCAACAAATCCTTATGGGTGGTAACGGGAGACAGAAAGCTTCCGAAGGAAATCGTGCTGCTGAAGTTGCAAAATAATTTTTTTGCAGTGTTCTTGCATTTACGATTGTATCGGTTATAATACAATCATGCGTTACAGACTCGACAAAGTAAAAATGGCTCTTGTTCCTATGCTTCCAGGCGAACGTGTCGGAGATCGAGGGACTGGTGAGTTCAAGCCAATCGCATGTGTTGCGAGCGGAGTGAATCCGGAACAAGCACAAGAGTTACGAGACTTTTATGCTATGCATGGTGAGAGTGTCGAGGTGACAAATGAAGGCGATCCTGTCTACACGAGCATGAGGCAGCGTAGGCGATTGCTTAAACTTCGAGGTTTCCATGATAGGTCTGCTTTTTGTTAGGAAATTTTTAGGAGAGAACAATGCCAGTTGAAGATAAGCTTGTGGCTGAGATTAACACCGCGATTGAAACTGCCGTCAAGACCGAAGAAGTTAAACCCGAGACAGTAAAGACGCAAGAGGTTGCTGCAACCGCTACAGTAGCCGTTGCTCCTGTTGAGGCGGAAAAAGGAAAGGAGGCCGATAGTGTAACGCAAGTAAAAGGACAAATAGTTGAAACTCCCAAGCAGGAGGCGACTTCCGAAAAAATCGATCCGGCGGTAGTATCGGAAGTTGTTCCGGTGAAGCCTCCTGCTAAGGAAACAATTAGCGACGAAGCTTTGATGCGAGCTATTCGTGCTGGCTTGTCGCTTGATGATGCGAGGTCATTTCCAAACGAAGCCTCGCTATCACGAGTGGTTGATCGTGTGGAGGCGGCACAAAAGCCTGCACCGAAAACCGCAGAGGTCGTACTGGAGGAAGATCCGCTTAAAGATCTTTCCGATCTCGACCCGGAAATTTATGAACCTGAAGTAATTAAAATGTTCGACACCCTTATCGGTGTTGTAAAGAAGCAGAATGAGACTATTAACGGATTGAAGGCTAATGCTGACAATGTTGCACGGTCTCGCCAAGATGCTCATAATAATGAAGTTCAAGTCTGGTTTGACAGTAAAGTCGCTGGGCTTGGTGAAGATTTTAAAGATGCCCTGGGGTCGGGTGCCACACAGGCAATGTCTCTAGGAAGCCCGCAACGATCAAAGCGGGATTTGATTGCTAACAAAGCCGCAGCCCTGATTTCCGGGTATCGAGCAACCGGACAGGAGGTGTCTCGTGATGAAGTATTTGACGAGGCCGCTCGGATTGTGTTAAAGGACGATTTCGTCAAGGCTCGTGAAAAGAAGCTTTCAAGCGAACTTGAGAGCCACAGTAGTCAGCTTATCGCAAGAGCAAATGCGATGACTGGCAAAGCAAAACTTTCACCGCAGGAAGAACTTGCCGCTGAACTCGATCAAAAGTTTTTTGGTGGTAAGTAATTCCTGGTTAGAACAGGAATAATACAATGGGAATGCAATACGCTGATGTTGATGATGCTGTCCTCTTGACCCAGCAAGGCTTGGTTAAGCGAGGGGCCTTTGTGGATATGCAGACTGACTTGACTGACCACGTTGCCGTCCGTGAAATGTGGAAGGGCAAGCAGCACAAGTTCGATGGTGGTAATCCTTGGGAATTCGACATTCAAGTCGATCACAACCACAGTGCACACGCCGTGGAGTTGTACGAGACCGACACGTCCGCGATCAACGACACGATGATTAAAGGAACGGTTCAGCCTCGCCATATCAACGCGAATTACCTTTACGATCAACGCGAGCCTGCTTTCCAGCGTGGCGGCACTGCTATCGTTGACTTGATTCAAACTCGTTACACGGCCATGATGGTCAGCTTGTTCGAATATCTGGAGGCTGTTCTTTGGACGAAGCCTACCGATAGCTCCGACGAAAAAACTCCGTTTGGCATCGCATACTGGGTCACGAAGAATGCAAGCGAAGGTTTTAATGGTGGTGATCCTACCGGTTTTGCTCTCGGTCGTGCCAACATCACGACTGCTTCGCAACCTCGGTGGGCTAACTGGACCAACAGTTACTCGCTTGTAAGCACGGAGGACTTGATTCGGAAGATGCGTACAATGCACCGCCGTATTCAATTCCGCTCGGTTGTGTCGCACGCTGAGCCGGTGCTCGGTTCCATGAAGAACGGTATCTACACCAATAGTGATACTGTCGGCCTCATGGAAGAGTTGCTTGAGGCTCAGAACACGAAT